ATATGTGTATAATTTGGTGATTGTGTCCAAAATTTTTGCGCTCTCGTACTATTTACATCCCATCGGATTGCCGCAAGTCGCTCTTGAATATATATATCGTCATCCACTAATGCCTTTCCCATATTCAAATACCTTTTATCAATAACTTCTAAATATTTGAGCTTTTGATTGCCGTAAACTGGAGCATCGGACCAGTATTCGTCTGATTTTTCATTTTCAATTGCATATATGTTTTTATCTTTTGTCATTTGTTTATCCTCTTTACAATATTAGAAATAGTTGATGCGTGCCATTCACCACCCTTGGCAGTTTTCTTGCCACGAAAATTAAAATCTTCTGCTATTTCGCGGTAACCCATTCCCCGGTTTATTCTGTCCTGGATTTCTGGATACCAATAAGCGGCATGGGCATCGGCTTTGGAGATAGTTATTTTAGTCGCTTGCTTCCGTGCCTTATCCATCTCACCATGAACACCGAGCTTGGTAATTTTCTTACCCAGTTTAGATAACTTAAATCCTTTAGCATTTATCTCAGCCTTAATTGCGTCTAGCGACTGCTTTGTTTTGAGACTAATTTCTTCTCTATACTTCTGGTCACTGTCAGCTTTATCTAGCAGGAGCTTCATCTTAATATCATCCGGCACCTCTTCTAGGAGTGGCTGTTCAGCAACAATAAGAGAACACTTACCTTTAGACATTTGTTCCACAAAAAACTTCTCTGCCATGTATCGCTTACGAGCAAACCGAGAAGTATCAGATATTATTATAGTACCCTTCCCTCCCTTACGTTTATTCTTGAATGCATCCGACAAGCACTGTTTCAATGCCGGTCTTTCCTCTGGATCCAGTGAACCACTGTAACCCTCATCGATGTACCACTTCAAAGTGTAGTCACCACCATTAAGGTATTTCTTAATGATATGTTGCTGTCGGTCTAGATCCTGCTTCTCAGTACTGACCCGGACGTAAGCATGGTATACACCTCTATGTGGCTTCCCTGCTTTAGTCATTATTTTGCTCCCTAAATACACCGCCAACAACTTCACTAAATTGGTCAAGCATTTCAGTTTCGCCTTCTCTAATTACCTCGTCAGCATCAAAGTCAAATTGCTTGGCATACTTCCTTAGTTCTCTGCGACCATTTATAAGTGTTCTACCACCGCCATCTTGAAACCACATTGTAAATTCTTCTTTAGCCATCATTCTTCTCCTATTCCTGGATCTCTAACGGGATGTTGTGATACTTACAGTAACCAATGGCGGCATAGAATTTAGTATCGTCATCACCTGAATGGAGTAAGACATTAGAAACTCCACTGTCATCAACTACAATGTTAAGCCAAAAAGTATCTGTTTCATCACAATGCCATGAATACATTCTTCCGTCACTTGTGTTCGTAGAAAATGTAGTACCTGCTATAGCTGAGAATGATGCTATGAGTTCTACAAGTGCGTTCTGTTGCTTTGTTAACTTTTTAAATGTCATTATTTTGCTCCTTCCTAAAATAAGTTTGAGGCGATAATGCTTGTTAAAATCGCAGGATTTTTGTGTGATCGTACAAAATCTCCACATTCATCTTCATAATAATATTCGCCATCTATTTCCAGTAGCGTGAAGCCGAGGTCTCCATCCACAAAAACCTCTACAAATTTGAATTGATCGTCATCGAAGGTTTCGGTTTTCTCTTTTAACTCAAATTCATACCCGTAATATTCAAACTTGTTATCTTTTACCTTAATGGTCGCTTTTTGCCCGGACCAATCTTCTTTGTTAAAAGTAATTGTTTCGTTAGGTATCATTTAGTGCTAACTCCTTTCCTAAAAGTTTCTCACTATACAGTATATATATCATCATGATAGCGTGTACAAGTGCTAGATGGTACTTTTAGTAAAAAAAAGTGAAACAAAAGAGAAAAAAGGTTTAATTACAGTAAGATGACAGAGCAAAATAAAGCATTATTTATTCGAATATCACCTGCCTTACACAAAAAATTGGGGGAACAGGCTCATATTGAGAGGAGAAGTGTAGCATCTCTCTGTGAGGTTTTATTAACTCAAGGTATGCAAGGTAGGTATCAAAAGGACAAGGTGCCACTCAATGACCGGCTCAATAGAATGGTAGGTGAGCACGGTGGGTGGAATGGCTAATTATAGTAAATACCGAGCGGTACGAACCAATGTAGACGGGATTTGGTTTGCATCCAAGAAAGAAGCAAGGAGATACCAAGAGTTACGGCTTTTGGAAGAGGCAGGTGAGATCAGTCACCTAGAATTACAACCAATATATGAGATCAATTATAAGGGAGAAAAGATATGCAAATATCAAGCGGATTTCAGGTATTTCGATCAGAAAAAGAATATGCGAGTGGTCGAGGATGTGAAGGGGATGAAAACCCCGGTGTATCGCTTAAAGAAGAAGTTGGTCGAGGCATTTTATGCCGGAACCAAGATAATGGAGGTCTGAGCTTACGGGATATTAAGTGGGCAATAGAATACACCACCAAGGTTTCGTTTGAGCAGTACAAAGTAGGAGACAGGGTTATGGGCAAGTTACTTAAACTACGAGTTATGTTCACGGCATTATGTCGTAAGTTTCTAGAGTATAGCTATCCTCAGATAGGTCGCTTGTTTAGTAAAGATCACACGACTGCTGTCTTTTATAAAAAGAAACATGATCAGTACAAAATGGATCCGGAATACCTGGAGCAATACAATCAGATAGAGGCAAATGTAGAAGAGATCCTGAAGCAAAAGCGTAACCAGGAAGATGCAGACTAAGATGTACGTTCTGATGGTGTTTATGAATTTTACGGATCCTGATGCTTGCCAAGAAATGGCAGATAAGTATTACCCTGATGAAGATGTGAAATGTACTATGTTTATACGTCAGCTCCCAACTTATATGCCGGCACCGATTAACAGACCTAAGATGTGGTCCTGTAAATATCGTCCTACATTGTGTTTGAAGCCATGAGAGATAGTGAAGAGCTAGAGCAGATCAAGGAAGCACGGTATGAGGTATTGCGACCACCTCTAGAGCACTGTAGATCTACGAATAATAGTTTGCCACCTTCTGGGTATTCTATACTACCTTCCCGGATCTTTGCTGATGCTAGGATAGGCGGTGCGGCTATAAGAGTAATGGGTGCAGTCTGTTGCCATGCGAATGGTCGGAGTGGGTTAGCTTATCCCAATCAGAGGTCTATTGCTAAGAGATTAGGTATATCTCAGCAGGGTGTCAGTAGACAGATGGTAACACTGGAGAAGTGTGGGTATTTAGAGAAGGTTATTAAAGAATATGCATTGCGTCAGAAGGGAAGAAAGGGAGCTACCTGGAGGATAATCTACGATCCGGGTGTGACTACTGAAGATGTTATTGCTCATAACAAACCTGATTATCTGGAGGTTCAGGATGCTGAAGATACCATAAATAAGGTCAATGAAGAGACAAAGTTATCCACAATTTCACAACCTCATGTTGTAGAAGATAGTACAATTTCACAACACCATGTTGTGCCGCTTACCCACAACACCCAGGTAGTAGATAAGCTTATAGAACTAAAGAATAAGAAGAGTAAGAGAGAAATCGCTACAGAGATATGCAATCGATACAGCCACGAGCTAGAAAAAGAATTTGGAGGGAGAGGGCTTTGGGTACATGACACGAGACAGGAAGCCATTGTCGAAGGTTACCTGGAAAAGGTTAGTGAAGATAAGATACTTAAAGTCATAACCAGTTCTATTAAACATCATAGCAAACAACAGAAACGTCCACCATACAGCATGAAGTTCTTTGAGAACGCACTTATAGCTAAGGCTATGGACGTACAATCCATCATTAAAAGGACAGCAAGTAAGAAGAAGTTACGTAATGTTCCGTTTGCTAGATGAACGTCTAGTATGCAGAACAAAGGTAAATAAATATGAAAGGAGCTAGTAAAATAAAGGACCGCCAGACCCCTCTGATGAAAAGGCACCCTATCCCCCCCCGGGGGTCTGACCTACATACGGGGGTCTCACAAAACTATTTTTTAAAAAACAGGAGTAAAAATGAATAAAGTAATGCTTATAGGAAATCTTGGTAAAGATGCTGAGATACGAACATTTCAAAACAATACAGATAAGGTCTGTAATTTTTCCATAGCAACTACAGAGAAATGGAAGGATAAAAACACCGGCTCTAAACAAGAAAAAACACAGTGGCATTCCATTGCAGTGTTTAATCAAAGCATGATGGGTATGTGTGAAGCCTATCTCAAAAAAGGGAAGCAGGTACTGGTCGAGGGTCAGCTAGAAACCCGTAAGTGGCAAGATCAATCCGGCAATGACAGGTATAAAACAGAAGTAGTGGTGAGGAATTATTCCGGCGGTATTACGTTACTGGGTGGTCAATCTGATACATCACAACCAAATCTTCCAACTGGAAATGATATTGACGATGAAATCCCGTTCTAAACCAAAAAATAGACTACCTCTTCCGAGCCTAAAAGACTTGGGTAGTGTCCGAAAGATAAGACGTAGCGTGGGTGGATCAGATGTTATTTATGACAATCGAGATATGTTAGCCCAGGAATTGATAAATCTTTCTACAGCAAAAATTTCGGATGTTATGACCTGGACAGCAGATGGTCGGACAGTAGTTAAATCGTCTGATGATATACCTGAAGCCGTTCTCGCCGCCATAAAAAAGATCCGGGTTATTCCCAGTGAACTTGGCAACACGATTGAGATTGAAATGATCGACAAGGTGAGAGTGTTGCAGACACTTGCCAAGGCATCGGGTCTGTTGGAGCAGGAAAGAAACGTAGATAAACCAGCCGTAGTGGAGGTACAAATGGTAGGACCAACCGATGACACTTGAGAATATAGCGAGAATGAGAATACGGGCTGATCTCCGCTATTTGGTAGACATGAAAAGGTTTGCTGAAGCCTTGAAGCAGGGATTGACTGAAGAAAATTATAGAAAATTAAAAAAATATATTGAGGAACAAAATGGAAAAAGGTGATTTTAGAGATGAAGAGAAACCATTACGATTTCAGACGCAGAGAGAACGTGAAGGTCAAAGAGAAAAGATGAAATGCTGTGAGTGTAACAGCGTGGGCATATACTGGAACGAAAAAAGAAATCTGTATTACTGTCCAGAACACAATCCTCGCAGACCAATCTCAGAAGAATTTGCCCTTAAGCCAATTGCAAGGGATAAATCCCACATCTATGCATTTTCTAACAAGTCAAAAAATCCGCAAACTGCTGACAGGTTTAGAGAGATAATTACTAAAAAATCAACAAAGGTAACACAGTATGAGTAATTCCCGTATTACACCCACCGGTGGCATGAAGCTAGACTTTTCTAAGTCACCTGTTCTCTGGAAATTTTTGAATGATAAATCATTTATAAAATCCATTATGGGTCCGGTGGGTTCGGGAAAATCTTATGCCTGTTGTGCGGAGTTGTTTAAGATTGCGGCTAATCAAAAGCCCTCCCCCAGAGATGGAATTAAATACAGCCGGTTTGCGATAGTTCGTAACTCCTACCCCATGCTTAAAACCACTACTTTAAAAACCTGGTTGGAATTATTTCCGGAAGATATCTGGGGAAACGTACACCATGCCCCACCAATCAAACATCACATAAAACTTCCCTCACGAAATGATGCCGCCGGGATAGATATGGAAGTATTATTCTTAGCCTTAGACCAACCTAAAGATGTGCGAAAACTTTTATCTTTAGAGCTTACTGCCGCTTGGATAAACGAATGTCGGGAACTGCCGGTACAGATCATTCAGGGATTATCACACCGGGTAGGAAGATACCCGACTAAGGCAGACGGTGGACCCACCTGGCGAGGAGTTATTCTGGACACTAACCCTCCAGATGATGACCACTGGCTCTATGAATATTCAGAGAAAACAAAACCACAGGGAAATTTTAAGTGGAGTTTTTACAAACAACCAGGAGGAGTTGTAGAGGTCAACCCCGATAAGGTGCCAAAAGAAAGCCCGGAAGCCCAAGGATTTATTTTCTCAGCCGGAAGATGGTGGAAAACCAACCCCAAAGCCGAGAACCTCGACAATTTACCCAGTGGTTATTATGAGCAAATCATGGGGGGGAAAAACCTAGACTGGATCCGTTGTTATGCCGAGGGGAAATACACCTACGTGCAGGAAGGTAAACCCGTCTGGGCTGAGTATGACGATCACTCCATGTCCACAGATCTGGAAAAGATTGACAATGTTCCCATTCAAATTGGACTAGACTTTGGTTTAACTCCGGCGGCAGTCTTTGGGCAGAGAGCACCTAATGGCAGGTGGCATATTCTTAGAGAACTTGTAACCTTTGATATGGGGCTAGAACGGTTTGTAACTATGCTCAAGCAGGATCTGGATGCGTACTTTCCAGGGCATGACGTTATGATCTGGGGTGACCCGGCAGGTTCTCAAAGAGATCAGATTTACGAAACTACTGCCTATGACCACTTACGATCTCAGGGATTATTAGCGAGACCTACGGCTACTAATGAATTTAAAACTAGACGAGAAGCCGGAGCACTTCCCATGACCCGACTGATAGAGGGAAAACCGGGATTTATGGTCCATCGTGAGTGTTATCGACTGCGAAAAGCCCTAGCCGGTGGGTATCATTTCAAGAGAGTAGCTATTGGTACACAGGAGCGATTTAAGGATGTTCCTAGCAAAAATATGCACTCCCACGTTGCGGACGCATTGGGATATTTATTGTTGGGTGGGGGCGAACATAAGACAATGACCAGAGGAGCATCCCCAAATTTCGGTACACAAGCTAATGCATGGGTAGATTGGGATGTTTTCGCCTGAAGAAATAGAAGAAATTTCCACATTAGACGGCAAAAGTGGACGTATTGTGGCATTTCACCCCGATCATCTGCTAGGTGCTCCACTTAGACCCCTCGATGCCCCACTCGTAGCAGAAAATAGGCATACTTTAGTGGAGAGATTACCCCAAGGATACAGTTTTACGGCTCTAGTAGACGGCAAAGTGTACGCTATGTTTGGCTTAGTTCCCTTCTGGAAGGGGGTTTATGAAGCATGGTTGATCCCTACCTCTGACTTAGACGAGCACAAGTTCAAAATGTGCCGTACTTCCCTTAAATTTTTTGAATATACAGCCAAAATACTGCGAGCTAGACGCTATCAGTGCTACGTTCATTCGCAAAACTTTCTCTCTATTCGATGGATTGAGATGATGGTATTCAAGAAAGAAGGTGAAATGAAAAATTTTGGACATGATGGGTCGAATTATCAATTATATGCGAGGTATTTTTAGATGGGTTTTATCTTTGGTGGTAGTAAAAAGTCAGAAGAAAGCGTCCAAGCCGAAGCTGACGCAAACGAAAGCGTCCAAAAGCAGGAACAAATCGTTGCTCAACAAGAAGCCACAGAAAAAAAGAAAACAGCCGCCAAGCAAAGAGCACTCCTAAGTGGTTCTTCTATGAGAGCGTTAGTTTCTCAGGATAGGGAAGATCCTCTGCTAGGCAACCCCAATATGCCGTTGAGAAATAAACTTGGACCAAAACGTAACCCAAGAGGTTTAGGGTGAAAAAATATATCCGTAACCCCAGAAAAATGGAGATGACGAATGCCGGAAGTGCAGTACAAAACGAAAAAGGGAACGATGAAAAAAAAGTTCAAGTACACGAAGAAGGGAGTAGCGACAGCAAAAAAACTAGCGAAGGAAACGGGGGGAAAGATTAAAATGAATAGGTCAAGCTATTGAAACTTTCCAAGGATATTCTTAAAAAACGCTACGAAAAAGCGATGGCTCACAAAGACGAGTGGAGAGCTGTCTATGAAGATGCCTACCGTTATGTCCTACCCAACCGCAATTTGTACGATGGCAACTACGAAACGACTGCTCCAAAGAACGATAAGATGTCTAGGGTCTACGACTCGACTGCCATTTCCTCTACACAAAAATTTGCTAATAGATTACAAGCCGGCATCTTTCCTATTCAGCGACAGTGGTGCCGATTGGTACCTGGTCAGGAAATCCCTGAAGAACGTCATGTAGAGATACAGCGTATCCTCGATGACTATTCCGACAAGATGTTTGATATTCTCCGTCAGTCTAATTTTGATATGGCTATGGGGGAACTTCTCCTAGAACTTTGTATTGGTACGGGGTGTATGCTCATACAACCGGGTGATGAACTGCAACCTATCCGATTTACGGCTATTCCCCAGGCATTGATTGCGTTTGAAGATGGACCACACGGGGTCGTGGATAAGGTTTATCGGAGACACATGATTGCCTTTGATAATATTGACCGAGAGTTTCAAGATGCAGAAATTCCACAAGAGATGGCACAAACCTATGAAGGTAGGGGGAATGAAAAAGTCGAGCTTATGGAAATTACCTGCTACGATAAAGATGAGGGTGTGTATCACTACCATGTCCTGGACAAAGCCGGTAAGCATGAACTGGTTTATAGACGGCTAAATTCTTTTCCTTGGGTCGTGGCGAGGTACATGACAGCCGCCGGTGAGCGATACGGAAGAGGTCCGGTGCTCACAGCATTACATGATATTAAATCGCTTAATACTCTCAAGGAATATTTTTTTAAGAATGCGTCACTTTCGATTGCCGGTGTTTATACCGCAATGGATGATGGTGTTCTCAATCCCAATTCAATTAAGTTAGTACCGGGGGCGATCATACCCGTAGCCAGAAATGGTGGCAATCAGGGATCTAGTCTACAGCCCCTGCCCCGGTCTGGTGATCCACAATTGTCACAAATTAGTTCACAGGATCTTATAGCGTCTATCAAAGCAATATTGATGGATGAGAGCTTACCACCTGATACGATGTCAGCACGATCAGCCACTGAAATAGCGGAACGCATGAAACAGTTATCCCAAAACCTTGGCTCGTCATTCGGTAGATTGATCAATGAGATTATGTACCCGGTGGTAAGACGCACACTTGAGTTGATGGATGAGATGGGCATGATAGAACTTCCATTATCTGTCAATGGACTACAAATTAAAGTTGTACCAGTAGCTCCAATTGCTATGTCGCAAAATATGGAAAAACTTAGTGAGATTATGCAATACGTGCAGATTTCTCAACAGATGGGTCCAATGGGGCAAATGGTAATCAAGCAGGAAACATTACTTGATTATATCGCAGATCAATTGGCAATTCCGGCAGAAATCAGAACTACCCCGGAAGAGCGTCAGCAAATACAGGAAATGATGATGCAACAGGCACAACAAGCCGCACAAGTACAGCAACAGCAAGGAGCAATGAATGAAGGACCAGGCACAGGTAATCCGATCAATTAACTTTGACAGTGATGATGAGGAGATTGCCACAGTAAATTTTGCACAGCCTTCTCAGCTCGATTTCTTATATGCAAATGTTTTTAATACTGCCGATGGTCAGAAGGTCTTGGAGCACTTAAAAAGCGTAACCATCGATCAGCCTTCTTGGTTTCCGGGCGATGATCCGTCATTCGGATATTCACGGGAAGGTCAAAACTCAATAGTGAGAGAAATCATAACCAGATTAAGGAGATGTAAAAATGCCTGAAGAAGCAACTCAGGAAGTAGAAGCCGTAGCCCCAGAGATTGGTATGGGAGCGTTGGTTGGAGAGGAAAAGAAGAATGAAAGCACTGAAGCGTCAGCCGATGACGAAAACTCGCACCTTGAAACAGATGCTGAACCAGAGGGTGATGACCCGGATGATGTGGAGTTTGTGCAACCCGAATGGCTCCCCGATAAATTCTGGGATCCGGAGAATGGTGTCCAGACGGAAAAACTAGCCAAGTCTTTTGCAGAACTGGAAAAGAAATTTAGTCGAGGAGATCACAAAGCTCCCAAAGAATACGATACAAAGTTTCTAGGGGAGGATATTCCACAAGATGATGAGATGCTTAACAACTACATGGACATGGCAAAACGTTATGGATTTTCTCAGGATGACTTTCAAGGTCTAGCACAACAATTTATTGATGGAGCCAATCAGAAAGTTATGGATCAAAACGAGTATGTAGCAGAGCAAAAAAGACTATTAGGAAAAAATTCTGATGCTTTGGTAAAATCAAATATTACCTGGGCAGAGGGTTTAATCAACAAAGGAATAATAACCAAAGGAGAGTTTGAACTCCTTGATAAACTGGGTGGGTCGGCAGACGGAACACGCTTGATGCGTAAACTCCGTAACCTATCGGGTGAGCAGGAAATACCTATACCAAGTTTGACCGGCGAAAGAAAAACTACACAAGAACTACAAGCCTATGTACAAGATCCCCGGTGGAAAACAGACCCGGCATGGAGAGCACAAAAAGAAAAAGAATTTTATGATAACATTCAATAGAGGTTGCTGTGGCTCCACGAAAGGGAAAAGCTAAAGTTAAAATTACCAGTACCGGTAAGAAAGTGAGCTATGGGCAAGCCGGTAGAGCTAAAGATGGTGGACCACGGGTCAGACCCGGAACGTCTAAGGGTGACAGTTATTGTGCTCGTTCTGCCGGTCAGATGAAAAAGCATCCTAAAGCCGCTAAAAATCCCAACAGTCCACTGCGGTTGTCTCGTAAGAGATGGAAGTGTTCTGGTTCTAAATCAATGAGGTAAAAGTGGCTGAACTTACAAAGCGTCAAAAAGAAACACTCTCTAAACATTCTAAACACCACACAGCCAAGCACATGGCTTTCATGCGGAAGGAGATGAAAAAAGGAAAATCATTTACAGCGTCACATAAACTCGCACTTAAGAAAACAGGAAAGTAACAATGCCAAAAAAACCAAAGGGGCTTTATGCCAATATCCATGCCAAGCGAAAGCGAATAGCCGCAGGTAGTGGAGAAAAAATGAGAAAACCTGGTAGCAAGGGAGCACCAACTGCTAAAGCCTTTAGACAATCTGCTAAAACAGCCAAGAAAAAGAAGTAGTACAAAAGCTAGAAGATACTTTTTGCTTGCGTTACAACATGATGTTGTGGTAATGCTGAAATAAGCGATAACTCATAGAGCCGCCCATTTTAAAAGATTGGCGGGATTTTTCCCATAACCAGACAGTAAATTTTTTTATAGTTAAGGGAAAATATAACTATGGCAACTAATGTTTCTACAGCTTTCCTTACCCTATTTGATGCTGAAGTTAAGCAAGCGTACCAGGGTGAAAGCGTTTTAGCCGGCACAGTTCGTACCAGAACTGAAGTCGGTTCGTCTGTTGTAAAATTTCCGAAACTCGCCGCCGCACAAGCTAGTGAGCGCACACCTGGAGCTGAGGTAACCGCAGTAAATGCAAGTTTCAGCCAGGCATCCGTGACCCTCAAGGACTGGTCGGCATCAGAGTATTCTGATATTTTCAACCAAGCTAAAGTCAACTTTGACGAGCGATCTGAACTCGCAGAAATGCTAGGCAAATCAATAGCCCGTAGACAGGATCAGTTAATCCTCGATGCGATGCTTGCGGCTTCTGCCGGGTCAACAGTGGCTAACACTGTGGTGACTTCAGGATCAGCTTCTGCAAGTGATTTAAACGTGGGTAAAATTATTGCCGCAGGTAAGGCATTATCCGCTAAAAACGTGCCAATGACAGATCGTCACTTGGTGATCCACGCAAATAATATGGCTTCCTTATTGGGTGATGAAAGAGCAGTATCAAGCGACTTCATTCAACTTCAAGGGCTTGCCCGTGGGGAAATTTCGCAATTCGCCGGGTTCAATATCCATATGATTGGTGACCGGGATGAGGGTGGTCTTAACAAGGATGGTTCAAATGATAGAACCTGCTTTGCGTACCACACCAGTGCGGTTGGTATGGCGATGGGAATGGCTCCTAAGACGGAGATCAACTATGTCGCAAACCGTACATCATTCCTCGTAACATCAATGTTTTCAGCTAATGCGTTAGTAATCGATACAGACGGCTTAGTTGATGTAACTTGTAGGGAGAGCTAATCATGGCATTTAGTAGATCAGGATGGGGAACACTGGGCGGTCAGGCATTTGCCGGCACCCTCCCTGCACTTTACGTTTATACTTCTACCGATGCACATACTGCAATCGATGCGGCAGGTTACTTCAATGACCTAGCAGATACGCTTGTGGTGGGTGACATGATAATGATCCACGGTGCCACGGGCGGTACTCGTACCGTAACCATGCACATTGTGGTTTCGAATGATGGCTCAACGGTAGACATCGGTGATGGAACTACAATTGGTGCTGTCTCAGACAGTGACTAATATTTAAGAACAGGTGGGGCAATCAAGCCCTACCACGACATTTGGGGTAGAGAATGGCGAGCGGTGATACGGACGTAATTATATGTTCTGAGGCATTACAACTTCTAGGCTCTACCTCTATTACTTCTTTCTCAGACGGATCCACTGCCGGGTCACTGTGCAACACGCTCTACCCCAGAGTAAAAGCTATGTCTCTCGGTATGTATCCGTGGAGTTTTTCACTAAAAAAAGTACAACTATCAGAGAGTTCTGGTGATCCGTTAACCTACTGGGCAAATTCTTTTACCCTTCCAAGCGATATGGCAAACGGAGTTCCTCGTAAAGTGTTTGCGTCAGCATCGGACAATGCCCCTCACCTAACAGAATATGAAATACAAGGAGCGGAACTTCTTACTCAGGAAAGTACAATCTTTGTGGATTACCAAGCAACTGTAGCTGAGGGTTCTATGCCGTCTTACTTTGTAACCTTTCTAGTCTACATGATGGCATGGCACTTAGCCGAACCGGTCACTGACCAAATAGCAAAAGCACAGTTCTGGAAACAGGAAGCTGTAGGAACACCATTAGAAAATGGACGGGGTGGTTATTTTAGACAAGCAATGAATATTGACGGAGCCGGTCAATCAAGTTCAGTGATTGCTGATTATGTGTTGGTAGATGTCCGATGAGCCGAATAACAATGTATCAATCCAACTTTACACAGGGTGAAGTTGATCCGTTAATGCACGGACGAGTAGATATTGAGCAATATTATTCTGCACTCGACCGAGCAAAAAATGTAATGATTATGCCCCAAGGGGGATTTGAACGTAGACCGGGGTCTAAGTTTATGTTTGATCTTACATCTCATTTGGGGAGCTATACGGCTCTTGCCGGGATACGATTAATACCGTTTGAGTTTAGCATAGATCAATCTTTTATGTTGTTGTTTGTAAAACAATCTGCTTCCGATGTACGGATGTTTGTCTTTGCCAACCAGGTACAAATCACCAATATTAACGGATCAGGCAATGACTATCTCAGCATAAATATGGGAGACATTGATCTCAGCAAAATAAATTTTACACAGTCGGCTGATACTCTTATTTTAGTTCAGGAAGATATGGCACCAAGGTCTATTGTACGAGGAGGTACAAATGCTACTTGGACCCATTCTACAATTTCACTAACATCTCCATTTTTTAATTTTACAACCTCTACATCTAATCCAAGTGCCACAATAACCCCGGATGCGGTTGATGGTACAGTTAAGATAACCGCTAGTTCGGGTGTGTTTAGCTCAGGCAATGTTAATCAATATATTAACGTATCTAATGGTTTTGGCAGAGCTAGAATTATAGAATTTGAAAGCTCAACAGTAGTAAAAACAATGGTGGAGATACCGTTCTTTGAAGCCAGTGTTGCTATAGCGTCTGGAGCTTGGGAGCTAGAGACAGGGTACGAAGCAGTCTTTTCATCAACCAAAGGATACCCTAGAACCTGTACATTTCATGAAGGAAGATTGTTTTTTGGTGGAACCAAGTCACTACCTAATACGTTGTTTGGATCCAAAGTGGGAGACTTCTTTAACTTCAAATCTAGTGAAGCTTTAGCGGATGACGCACTCTTTGTAACACTTAGTTCAGATAGTATAAACTCAATCAATGCGATACGGTCTGGTCGAGACTTACAAATCTTTACAAGTTCGGGTGAGTTCTTTGTACCACAATCCACGTTAGATCCTATTACACCAAGTAATCTAGTGGTGAAATCATCTACTAGGCGAGGTATAAAAGAAGGCATTAGACCGACTGGCACAGAAGCGGCTACCTTTTTCATACAGCGATCAGGTAAGTCTCTCAGAGAATTTTTATTTAGTGATAGTGACCTTAACTATAATTCTAACAATGTGTCCTTGTTTAGTTCACATTTACTGAAAGCCCCAACGAAAATGGCTCTCCGGTCTGCTACCTCCACAGACGATGGGGATTTGTTAATGATTGTTAATTCCACCGATGGAACAATGGCAGTCTACACTTTGCTCCGTCCCCAGAACGTGGTTGCTCCTGTAGAGTGGGTGACTAATGGTGAGTACATTGACGTTGGGGTGGACGTAGAGGATATCTATACAGTTGTTAAAAGAACCATACCAACAAATCAAACCAAGTATTACTTAGAAGTATTTGACGATGACCGTACAACTGATGCGGCAATACAATATTTTTCTGGAGCAACCTCTCCAGATCAAAGTTTACCAAGCAACACAACTTGTGGATCATTAAATCATTTAGAGGGATTAGCAGTGGATGTAGTACGGGATGATCTCGTTATTACTGGAAAGACTGTATCCTCTAATGCCATTACGATTGATCAGGCTCCTACGACTTATGTAGAGGTAGGATTGAGCTACGCAGTTGAGGTTAAAACTCTTCCGGCAGAGCCACGCCAACCGAGCGGTGTGGTCGTAAGCAGAAAACGTAGAATACTAGAGGCAACGCCTGTCCTCTTACTTTCCCAAAATCTTGCGATCAATGGTGTGGAGGTACCCTTCTCCCTGCTACCTGCTACTGCCGGAGCTTCATCTACAACATTCAGTGGACGCAAACGTATATCTCCTATCTTGGGATATTCCGATGAAGCACAACTGACACTGACAATGACTACTCCACAATTCGTAACCGTCATCGGGTTGGAATACAAACTAAGTACAGGAGCATAATTCATGGCATTTGCATTACCATACATTGCGGCAGGAGCTACGGCAGTTTCAGCAATAGCACAAGTAAAAGCCGGATCCCTTGCCAAGCGACAGTATGAGGATAAAGCCAGACGGGAAAAGCTCCAAGCATCCATAGATGCTCTCAATGCAAGAAAACGGGGGGTAGAAGCTCTTAGACGGACGAATGCTAGTCTAGCTAGTATCATAGCCGGAACACCCCGTACTGGTGTAAGTCCTGGCATAGGTACGGTAGCAGATCGAGGTATCTTTTTAGTTATGAAACCTGCGGCAGAAGATCTACGAAATGTAGCCTTTAACGCAAACATGGCATTAGCCGGTGGAGTAATGAGAGCAGAAGATGCAAGACTAGCCGGTCAACAAGCACAGCTTCAGGGATTTATAGGAGCACTATCAACAATAGGATCTACGGCTATGTCTATGGACAGTTTAGGGTACGGATCAAAAAGTGTAGCCCCGGTGATATAGATGGTAGAAGTATTTAAACCATATCAGAGTATAGGCGAGAGGTTTCAGAAAACCCAGATGCCGCAGGGATTAGCTCTTCAAGAGGGTCGTAGAACTATGGCAGTTCTCTCTCAGGCAATGGATCGTATGACCAATTTTGCACTCCGTCAGATGGAGACACAGGCAAAAATAGAGGGTGCAGAGTTTGGTGTAGAGAATGCCCCTACCCTCAAAATGCTTCAGGATGCCAATGCAGAAAATACAGATGTCTTTGAGCAGTTTGATACGTCTACTGTTTTTGGTCGTGCGGCTAAGGATGCCGCAATTGCAGTGTTAGAAAATGATGTTTATGTCACCGCTACCGAACACATAAATGATACAGTTTTTCAGGCTACACTAAATAAAACAGAACCCTCCGTATTGAGAGATAGTCTCGACAGTATAATTATGGGGTATGAAGGTATCCTTAGTCCTACTGCTCCGGCATTAGCCAAGAAACTTACCGCCCGGTTAGGATTGTCTGCCGCTAGTCAGTTTAGTGCCTATCAAAAAGCTAGTATTTCAGATACCACATCCGCTATTAACTCTGGTCATATCCTTTCTATAAATACACAAAAAGAAAATGTAGGCAGTTATTTAGACGCATTACTTGAAAACAATGAATTAAACGATGCGCAAATAAAAAGTTTAGAGGCTAAGTTTTCTACCAGTCTTACGAGTGTTCCGGGGGTCTACACAAAGTCAAGTACTATTTCTGAAATTGCCGACTGGAATAACCAGGTTGAAAGTTGGGCTGAAAGCAAAATACTGAATTACGCTATAGGCACAAAGAACGCATTAAAAGTTGGTGATAAGGTTGTTGCAGAGGAAAGTTTAGACAATGCAGAAATAGACAATATTTTAAAACTAGGCAAACTTAACAATGCTGAATTTAGGGAAAAAGTAGCTGACAGAATACGGAAAAATGTTCGGGCTAAACGTGAAGAAAATCAAGCTAACGAAAATAACCTGGGTAACAATTACAAAGAATTAGGTAAATCTAAACAGTTAGACTTTCTTAACCTTGTAAAGGGTCCAATGGATGAGGATCAATACCAACTAGCATTAAGTTACATTGATGATGTTGATAAAATGCTGACAATAGAAAAAGGTAACCAGTTAAGGGCTATGCTTAATGATGTTCGCCTTGTTGGAGACGGCATAAGACGAGCGGTTACAGACGCAAGTGATTTACGAGTAGGTCAAGTATTAGATAAAGTTGCCGAGGGTACGCTGACATTTGAAGAGCTTGCTACAGTACAACATTTTTTAGATGGTGACGATTTTGAGAAGGCAGTTAAATCGATAGAAAACCAGTTTGATACAGACCACAGACAAGCCGTCACAATTCTTAAACAACTTGGGTATGACCCTGCGGCGAATACATTAGAAGATAAGAATGATGATTTCTATAAAATTTCCAAGAGATTATACAATAAGGGTCTTCAAAAACTTGATGAAGAAATAGCTAGAGCCAAAGATGAAAATAGAGATGTAGACCTGCAAGGCATAGCCCGTAAGTTTGTTGAGGAGCAGGGTGCCTTATTAATTGATGAGAGCAATAGGATAATCATAAAAAACCAAGAGAATAACATTAAAGTTATTGTGGATGAATTATCAAGCAATCCTGAACTGGTAGCTGAGTTAGGCTTTGACGATAATAAACTTGAAAATTTAAAACGTCTTAGAACCTATCTCATTGCAAACAAAGCCAATGACAAGAAATTAAGAGCACTTAAAGGTTTAGGAATTAACAAAATCAATGTGCAACGTACCATAAATAGGTACGCAAAAATAATTGAAACACTGGAAGAGCTACAATGACCACACAAAATAATCTCGCCAGTGCAGTTGTAGATAGTAACGAAAGTGCCAAGAATGGTAATCATGTGTTCTCTATTCGTAACGGAGGCATTGCTTTAAACGTACAACCAGATGGACCCTTTGATAGTCTGGAAAACTTTGCTACTGGCTTTGCAGAAACACAAGCAGGTGTTGCAGAAAATAAGGCAGAAGTAGGCACTAATATAGGTCAGGGTGTCGTGGGTGCATTGAAGGGTGTACCTAGAGGTATCTTTAATTTCGCAGAGGAATTCAACCGAACTTTCCTACCGGGTTATAACGAAAATGTAGTGCCGTGGATGAATGAGAATATTCCGGGCTTAAAAGACCTTAATGATTTCACAGCGAATATGTTGGAGTATGACAACAATGCCCAGACTATTGGAGGTCAGTATATTGGTGAGCCTGTAGGTGAGTTTGTAGCTCCCGGTGCAACTATATCTAGAGGTGCTCAAGCAATGGGTATGGGTAATAAGTTTCTGGCTAATGTGTTGGGTTATGGGGCAACTGAGGTGATAGCAGTGCCGGCTGATGAGCAAGCTATGATATCTATGGGATTAGACCTTGCCCTTCCTAACTCTGAAATAAAGTCTCTTATTCTAGAAGGACTACAGGCAGACGAGGATGCCGCCTACATAATACAGAAATTACAGAAAGCCCCGGAGAACTTTCTTGGTGGTGGATACATAGGCGAAAAGCTAGACCAGGCTATCTCAGGTATCGGAGCTCTATACACACGCATAAAGAACAGTCCGAAACTTAATGAGATGAAGAATAACGTCACTGAGAGCCTTATAAAAGCCGGAGATGAAGCACAGGCTAGGATAGACGAAAACAAAGGCTCTACACAGCTAAATACGGGAGTGGACCCTACGGCTCTTACGGATCAGGGTTTGGCTCTAATTGGTAAAATAATCAAAGGCAGAAAACAGGAAGGTACTCTTAAATCAGAATTTAATATAGAAAATGCTAAAGCTGAAATTGAAACGATTGCTAGACAACGATCTGGTGTAGATCCTAGTAAAAATGTCAAAATAAAAATTGAAGATATTCAAGGGCATTTAGATAAGGCACACAATATTTCTTATGGTAGACCATTAGATTTTTCTAATGCAGACGATAGGAGATTAGGCGGTGAAACTGCCGCTAAAGAAATTTTAACAATGCTTACTAAACCTGTGTCTGGGAAAGGTTGGTATGATGATGACATAGTAAAAACATTTAAAAGTTTAGCCGGCATACCAGGTGCCGAAAGTTTACGGAATAACGAAACACACAGAGTAATTTGGTCCGCTATTTCTGGTGCTATGTCTAATGGTAATGACGTACCAATGAATACCCGTATCGGTACTGCACAATTTCTCAAGTGGATTAAAACAGGTAAACTAGATACTTCACCTCCTCCACCAGGTACAACTATAGAGGGAGTTAAAAACGCAGGTTTTGGTAGAAGAGGTACAGGTGTAGGACAATCTCTTGGTATTATTCAGTTTCTATTAGATAAGTTTGGTGAGGAAGGGTTTGCAGATTTTTGGTTATCTCCACACACCTTAAAAGAATTGACAGATCTTAGAATTGAAGCAGGTCTTAAAGGTGGTCCAAGTTTAGGTGGCAAGCAGAGTGATATGCATTTAGGTGCTAAAATTATTGGCGATAAGACTGGTAACTTTTCTATGAACATAAATGGCTATGATGCCGCCACAAAAGACATTTGGTTTACAAGAGGTATTAGAAGGTACGAAGGAACATTTGAAACTAAAGGAAGGCTTCCTGATGGAACAGAATTAGGGCAACCAAAAAATATATCTGACAGACAGGATATGGAAGCATTTATAGAAGACCTTCAAAATAATCCTGCATTGAAAGAGCTTAACTTGTCAAAACAAGATATACAGGCTATATTGTGGTATAACGAACAGAACCTATATACGGAACTGGGAGTAAAATCGAGACCAAAAAGTTTTAGTGAAGGAGCGGAGACATTAAATGACCTTAAACCAGAAGGATCAGGAATTCAGCGAAGCGATGTTGTTGAAACTGAGATTGAACAGACAGACCCGGAACTCACAAACTTCCGATCAATCTCTAGGAGAAAACGAGCCGTCAGGCAAAACAGACGAATTGAGCAACTCAATAATTCAGACGGCGATGGCACGGCATCCCAACCTTACGGAGAAGAAAGCCAAGGAGATGTTGGACTTTATAGGGGGGTAACTTTTGAGCCTAATCCAGAGGTTTTATCTCGTTACAATGAAGCCGGATTAAACATACCAAGAATTACTAATGTCGAAACCTCGGCAAATGTAGACGATTATGTAACTGAGTTACAAAGTGTAATTGATACCCATCCATTCGGTGCTCAAGTTTCTCCACAAACACCTGAAACCTTAAAGGACGCAAAGCTATATAGAACCGAGCATGGTGGCGGTTTTGCTATAACATCAGAAGGAGATATTGTAGGTGTATTTAATAGTGCTAATAATCCACCAAAGACAATATATGCGACACTACAACTAGCAATTCGAGAAGGTGGTACACACTTAGATGCATTCAATACAATGCTTCCAGACGTTTATGAAACAGTCGGATTTAAACCAGTTTCTCGTGTGCAGTGGAATGATGAGTTTGCTCCTGACAATTGGAACAAGGAAACTTTTGCTGAATACAATAACGGAGAGCCGGATATAGTATTCTTTGTCTATGATTCAAATTATTTTGGTGGTGTTAATATCGAAGATTTGCCCGTCTCAAGTAGTTACGATGAAGCCAAATCCATACAAATGAAACTACTAGATGGAGGTGATGATGGCTGAATTTAGAGGGAAGTTAAAAGCACCTGCCGCTATCATTAATGCCGGCATTAACAAGCTCAGAGAATTGGGCAGAGTGGCTGAAGCTGAGACATTTGGTAAAGACCTTCCATCAGACGGTCCAGAAGTTGTAGGTAGAACTGTAGTCCTTCCAGACGCTAGAGATAAAGACATTGAAAGTCTCAATGAGGTATTTACAGACAATGGCTACAAGGGTCCGGGTCTTAACATGGGTAGACTGGGCGATATCTTTGATGGGGAAGATATACTAATAGACGCTACAACATTGTATAAGGGTATGAAAAAAATGGATTTGGATGTAGACGATCCATCCTCTTATGATTTTCTAAACCAGTTAAAAGCCCAAAACATAGAGCTATTTGAATTTGCCCGTAGAGGTAAAATGTCTATTGAGGAGATGACAAAACTTGCCAACAAAATGGGTTTGTTTGAAATTACTAAAAAAACATTAATGCGTAAGCCAGGTGAAATGATGAAGCCAGAGGAGCTTCTGGGCGGTCTATTAATGATGAAACGTCTCTCAGATGAAGCTAAGTATGGAGCGTCAAGTCTTTTAAAAAGAAAAGCTGAAGGCACAATTTCACCAGAAGAATTTGCGAGTGAATATAAAAAGTTTCAAAAACTCAGAGTAATAGCAGAAAATCTATCAGCCCAAGTCAGTGGTGGTATGAGTGAAGCCGGACGTTCTCTAGCAGTAGCATCTCATGCCCAGAAAGTTCTTGATACGGATACACGATTAGGTATTGGCGGTAACTATGGTCCGTCTATGGATATGCAATCTGTCAGTGCTACAAACCAAATACTATCTGAGTTAGAAGAAAAAGAAGCACTTTATGACCTAGCTGTTGTAGCCACTTTGCCAAGCAGAAGTACCCCAGATTATCTTTTAAAGACGGCAACCTATGGACGTAAGACAATAGACTTTATGATGGAAGCCTACATCAACTCCCTTCTCTCTTCACCAGTAACACACACAGTAAACATAGCCGGTAATAGTGCCTTTCAATTAACACGATTGGCTGAGACAGGTGTAGCCGGTGTTATAGGAAATATTAGAAGAGACTTTTTTGGTGCCAGTGATGACCGGGCAATGCTTATAGAGGCACAGGCATTTCTTCATGGATCTCTTATGGCTCAAAAGGATGCGTTTAAACTGATGGCTCGTACAATGGTAACGGGTGAGAGTGGCGATCTTGTATCGAAGTTAGATATCAGAGAACTAGCATTAGGCGACACAAACAATATCGCAGATATCATGGAGCAGGTACAGCAGGGTAATCTTATGCCGGCTTTTATAAATACTATGGGTATTGCTACAAGACTACCTGGACGATTTCTAGCGGCTG